GTTTTTGCGAACGTATGCGGTCGCATTGCGGTGCCAGTGCGGATCTATGCGGACCCAATGCTATAGAGATAGAGATATATATACGGGGGTTCACTTCGTTCACCCCCTGGTGCTAGGGTGGCGGTTGCCGGGGGAGGGGTTTCCACCAACAACTAACCGACTTTGGGGTCGCTTGGCGCTATGGCGGATACGAGACCCCCCTTCCCCGGTGCTTGCTTGGTGTGCTACGGTGCTGCTATGGATACAGAGCCCCGCGTTGAGTTCGTGGTGCGCGTGTACCACGTGTTGCTGCTGACGGCGATCGTGCTGTTTCTGATATGGGCGTCAGGAAACTAGACTGGTCGCGCGTGCGTACGCCGGGTCAGGCGCATAACCTGATGGTGAAGGCGGGGCTGACGGAGCCTATGACGAAGGACGGTTGGAGCAAGCCGGGCAAGAGGAAGGCGAGCCTTCAGAATGCCCTGTACAAGTACCTCGACGAGAACCCCGAGTACTTGGAGCACATCGTGATGGGGATGGTGCACAAGGCTCGCATGGGCGACGTCAAGATCCTGGAGATGCTGTGGGACCGTGTGGACGGTGCCGTGGTGAAGAAGCAGAGCATCGAGTCGGAGGTGCACGTGAAGCGCTATGGCTTTGCGGAGCCGCCCCGGCTGGTAGAGGCAGAGGACGTGGACACCCCTGAGGAGGGTGTGGCATGAGTCACCAGACACATACGTTTCAGTTCTTCACGCAGAACATCGACGTGCACCGGGCGCTTAGCCCTGCGCTGCAGGCGCGTATTGACCTTGCGGCAGACGCTGCTGAGGTCATTACGGAGCTGGAACAAATCAAGCAGGCTGTGGATCAGGTGATCCACGACCATGACAACCCACCTGTTGACCCTGGACCCGGAGTCCCGTGATGCCGAACATTGCCGGAAAAATGTTTTCGTACGACAAGAAAGGTATGGCCGCTGCTGCCAAAGAGCTGATGAAGCAGAAGAAGGGCAAAAGCTCTAAGGCGAAAGGCATGGGCGGAGGGGTCAAGCGAGCGATCGACGCCGCTAAGAGTGGTGGACTTATGAAGTCGAATCCTTTCGGTGCGAAGAAGAAAGCTAAGCGCACCACTGATGCCCGTGCGCAGGCTCAGGCTAAGCGTTCCGCGCGCGCTGCCGGGGCTCGTGCCAAATCGCGCGCTATGGCTGCCCGCAAAAAGGGCAAGAAAGGCAAGTGAGCTAAGAGGGGGTCATAGTTATGGCTGAGCAACCGGACTGGATGACCAGCAAGCAGGTCGATCAGGGCGATGACATCTACTATGACCCTGGCACCGGCAAGTACTACGGCTACATGCAGGGCCGGTACAAGAAGAAGCGGGGCGCTAAGCGCAGTAAGTACTACAACATCGACGACATGGTCGAGCTGACCAAAGACGAGTTGGAGGCTTACAAGGAGTACCGTGGCGAGGGCAACCGTGGTACCTATCGCGGCAAGTCCGGCATGGGTGACTACACGGGCCCGGGCAAAGCTCGCATGTCTAGCCGCAAAGACGACGAGGGCATGGAGAGCGATTACGCTTTCAAGAAGGGCCTGATGGGGCTCAGCGAGCGCTGGGACCGCGAGACTCTGTACGGCGACCGTGGGCAGGCCCGCAAGTCGATGATGGAGAACCGCAAGAGCGTCATGTCTCAGATGCGTGATCGCTATAGCCGAGGCGGCGGTTGGGGTAGCCTGTGATCGGTAGGGGCACAGCGGCCCGCGTTATCGGCACAGCGGTTGTTGTCGATAGCAAGCGCAGTTCGGAGGACACTCCGATTGCGCAGTGGGCTTCTGTGTCCAAGTACGACCCAGGCGTAAACGAGGGTGCGTCTACATACGGGACGTCGCACTACTACACACGGTTTGTCGAGGACACGTACGGGACGCTGGACCTGTATGTGACCCTTAGCACTGCGGCCACTGGCAGGGAGCGCATTCGCTGGCAGATCGACGGCAGCTACGCTAGCTGGGTCGACTTCAGCGAGACGCGCGTTAACTCAGACGGCAACCTTGAGATGGCGATCATCAAGGGCCGCGTCCAGCACCGCATTCGGGCGACGATCAGAGAGCGGACGAGCTGGTTCCCTCCGCAGCGTCTTGTGCTGACTCTGCTGGACGCTGACAACTGTCAGGTTGCGGATGGCCCGACCAAGATCGTGCTGATCATCTACAGCCGTAAGGCGCCTCCGCAGGTGGCGATCACTGGCGGCGGCACGATGACGGGCTCGCCTAACGCGAGTGTGCCCGTCACCTTTACCCTGAAGGATGCTGACGGCTCCGACTTCACTATGGCCGATCTCGTCGGCACGGTGAAGTGCTACTACAGGGTCTACGACTCGACAGACGCCTACAAGACTCCGGTGCCGACGTTGATCGGCCCGACGAGCGGTGGGTCTGCGGTTGGCACGGATCCGCGTCAACAGACAGTTACTTGGACGTCAAGTAGTCCTGTCAGTCAGGTGGTCACCATGACTGAGGTCGGCGCTCCAGCAGGGGACTACACGCTGGAGGCGCTGGTCGAGAAGCCGACCGTCAAGTACGACAGCGAGTGGATCAACCCGGACACAGGCGTAAAGTCGCTGGCGACGATCGACATCCACAAAGACGAGAACCAGTGGTACTTCAGCAACGACTACCCTGCGCTTAGGCAGGACAACTACGGCCTCTACATCAAAGACGGATGGCATCCGGGTTACCCGACAGGGTATGGGTACGGTGGGCAGACGCTTACGACGACCACTCTGCCACACGTAGAGTTTTTCGAGCAGTCAGCGGCTTCCCCCATCGTCGACCCTGTTACTGGGAACGCTTTGGAGTGGTGGGTCAACACCGATCAGGTGACTGCTGGTCCGAGCTACACGCGCCAGCTTTTTACGGTCCAGTACTGTGGGGGGCCCTGGATTGGCCACGTCCCCCCGGATGGGACTAACTACGTGCGTTGCGCGTACCGCATCGAGCCGTTTAAGACCGAGGACGTCGATCACCAGCACGAGATCATCAGCGTTGGCTACCGCGCGCGTCAGGTGGCGCGTAGCAGCAGCGTGCAGTTCAAGATGCGGAACGTGGCCCCGGCTGCTGGATACGCAGTCTTTGGAGATCAGACCAAGGCTCAAGCAGTGTTTGAGTTCCACGACACGCTGCACGTCAACCTTGCGGGATCAACAGTCGACCTCAAGCTGGTTGATAACACGAGTAACGTGCTGACCTACGGCAGCGGCGCAGACATTGAGATCGGGGCGACGGCTGAACTCACCGCGCAAAATTTTCTGAACGCAGCTCGCTCGATTGGCGGTGGCGTGAAGTTCGCGGCAGTTCGTGTCGGGCGCGTAGTGACGCTGACTAGGCAAGAGTCGGCACCAGCATCATCCGATGCTCCTACGTTATCCGACCAGCCGATCGCGTACACAGGTTACTTTGCGGGCTATGTTCAGCAGCCCTTTCGTTGGCAGACGCCGAGCATCGTTGATGCGTCTGGCAACGACGTACGAAAGTTCGGTAGTGGCACTGGCGAGTACTACTACGACTCTGAGACCGGCACCGAGATTTGGTTCTGGTCGATGAAGAACATGTGGGGTCGCAACAGCGGGTACGCTGGCAACGGCCTGACCACCACGAGCGCCCCGGAGCGCTTGACGGCATCGGTGTGGGGCAAATGGTACGGCGTGTACCGTGATCCTCTGTGGGGGCTGACCGTGTGGATGGTCAACTACGTCGCGGATGAGCCCGCGAGTTTCAATCCGACAGCGACACCTGACATCAACGGTGACGTGTACCGCTACAACCAGGGCGTGAGCACGCCTAACGTGCGTGCGTTTACGGCGTGGAGCAACGCATCGCACCCGCCTGCGCGAACAGAGGCTGCCGCTGGCGAGCACGGATGGCTGATCGAAAGCTCTGAGACGGGATATCTGCCCGATACTGGCGACTGGGATCAGGCCTCGGGTAAAGGGTACGACTTTACCGACTACAGCAAGAACCTCATGGTGTTCAACCCCGTCTGGGCTCTCTCTTATGACGGCAGTGACGACAACCAGAGCTTCAACGACATCAAGAACCTGAAGCTGGGCACGCTGATCCACAGCATCCAGATGCAGATGTTCGACGATCAGGCTGACTTCTACACCGCTGCGACCGGCTCGTGGCCCGACTTCTTCCCCGTATCCTTGTACAACTGGTGGGCTCCGCGTGGCGGGTGCACCAGCACTAACGATAGTCGCCCCTCTGTGACTCTGACGGTGACCTAATGGCTGTTGACGTAGAGATTGAGGTGAACGAGGGCAACGATGTGTGGTTTGCGCACCGCATCGTCCTGCCGAACTCGCAGTACCTAGTGAACGGCGACCTTGCTACTAGCGGCAACCTGATTCAGGTGTGGCTGATTAGAGATACGGCGCACGGCGCAGCACGGCGCGTGAAGCGTCTGTTTGTCACACAGAACGCTGGCGAGGCTACGGACTACATCTTCGACACTCCGCAGTACACGTACTGGGACGGTCACGACGACGTCGGCTACAACTTCCTGTACCGCTTGACGGCAGAGGGGACCACCGGCAGCGAAACGTGGAAGCTAGAAGGCGGCAACACGTACTACATCGAGTTCGAGGTCTCCACGGCTAACTTCGGCAAGATCAGGTGGGCCGACAAGATCGAGGTCCGGGGGCTGATTAGCCAGTGAGTGAGGTCGTCCACAACTACACCCCTTACGGCGCTGCGCGTGAGTTGTGGACATTGTCGCCGGCCGAGCTTCTGCTCGAAGGCCCTGCGGGTACGGGTAAGACGCGCGCGCTACTAGAGTGGATCAACTACCTATGCGAGGCATACCCAGGCATCCGCGTTCTCATGCTTCGACAAACAAGAGAGTCGCTGGCCGAATCGGTGCTAGTTACTTTCGAGCAGGAAGTATTGTGGCCTGGGCACCCCGCTATTCACGGCTCTGCCGGCCGGAACAACCGGCAGAACTACCACTACCCAAACGGTTCGCACATCGTGCTAGGCGGGCTCGACAAGCCGGAAAAGACCTTCTCGACGCAATACGACGTCATCTCGGTCTTCGAGGCGCGTGAGATCGACCAGCACAGCTGGGAGTACCTGTCTCGTGCAAACCGTAACTTCGTGATGCCGTGGCAGATGCGCATCGCGGATACGAACCCCGCAGGCGAGTACCATTGGCTGAACCAGTACTTCCCGCAGGGCTTCCGTGAGGTGCCCGACAGGCACAAGAAAGACCAGAAGCTGCGGCTGCTCTCTCGTCACCAAGACAATCCTACCTACTGGGACCACGAGAAGGGCGACTGGACCAAGCGAGGTAACGCCTACGTCAACGGCATCCTCGCTAACCTGCCTCACGGTGCCCGCCGAGCCAACCTCTACGAGGGCCGCTGGGCTAGCGAAGAGGGCGTCATCTTCGAGGACTGGGACCCGAGCGTCCACATCATCGACAAAGAGGACGCGCCCGAGTACAAGTGGTGTTTCGGCAGCTACGACAAAGGGCTTCGTCACCCGGGATGCTTGCAGATATGGGGCGTCAACGACGACCGCATGTACCGCATCGCCGAAATATACCGCACTGGCCAGAACCAGGACTGGTGGGCGGAGCATGTGGTCAAGTACCACGAGAAGTACAACCTTCAGGCGCTGGTCTGCGACCCGAGCGAGCCTGAGTACATCAAGGTCTTCAACGACCGTTTGGGGCATGCACGGGGGCGGAACGGCAACCGTATCGCCCGGAAGGCGCGCAACGCCATCCGCACCGGTATTGACATGGTGCGGTGGGGTTTGAGCAAGGTCGACAATGGCCCCCGTATCTACATCATCCGCGACAGCCTTGTCGGTCGCGACAGAGACCGCGTCGAGAAGAAGAAGCCGTATTGTCTAGAGGATGAGATGGCTAGCTACATCTGGACGCGTAGCCGTGATGGCAAGCCCGTGAAGGAGCGCCCGGACCCGACGTGTAGTGACCACGCAATCGACAGTCTCAGGTATGCTGCGATGTTCATGTGGAACCGCGACATGGCGACAGAAGACAACGATTGGGACTACCCTGAGAACAGCTTCGGCAGACTGCTGAGCCACAAGGAAGTAAAAGGAGCGCCGCATGTCGTTTGACCACCCCGAACACGCAATGGAGGAGGTGAAGGCTGCGGTTGAGTTCCGTAACCGGCACACCAAGGCGCTGGAGGACCAGATTCAGCGCTTCCGAGGCCCCTACTGGAAGAAGGACACAGCTACAGGGAGCGACTCGTACGCGCCCGAGAACACGTACTACGAGTACGTGTCGCTGATGATCCCTAAGCTCATCTTTGACAACCCTCGCTGTCAGGTTTCGAGCCGTAAGCCGGGACCTGCCAACGACGTTGCGACGGCACTGCGGTATGGGCTCAACCGTTGGGTGCGCGACTGCGTGCTGCGCAAGCGCCTTGTAGAGCTGGCGACTGACATGCTGTTTGGCTACGGCGTCGCAGTCGTGCGCGAAGACGCAGTCAACAGTAGCGGCGGCGCTGTCAACATGCCTGAGAAGGATGTGCAGAAGCCGAGCAAGATCATGTGGCCTGTTGTCGAGCGCATTAGCCCGAAGCAGTTCATCATCGACCCCGGATGCACGCGCGCGAGCGACGCCCTGTTCATGGGTCACGAGTACCGCCGTACGCGCAAAGAGCTGCTGGCGATGGCCGACCGCGAGGAGGGCTGGGACAAAGAGGCCATCCGCGAGGCCGCAGCTTCAGACGCTCATCGCGACAAAGGGAATCAGCGCCTGTACCCGGACCGTGACGAAATCGTGGTCTACGAGGTGTGGTGCCCGGACTACGAGATGGACGAGAGCCCCGGATCGGACATGGGGTTCCACGGCACCATCATTACGCTGGCTGCCTGCCAGTCGCCTGAGGGCAGCAGCCCGCTAGGCAAGTACCTGCGCAAGCCGCGTCCGTTCTACGGGCCGCGCACTGGGCCGTACAGCATGTTCGGTGTCTACAAGGTGCCGGACAGCCCGATTCCTCTGAGCCCGCTGCTGGCGGTCGAGGCTCAGATCAGCGACTTGAACGAACACGTTCGGGCCGCGAGCAACAGCATGATGAAGCACAAGCGCATCGTGGGGGTCAACGACCCCCGCACAGCGCAGCTCGTCAAAGATACCGGTCACGATTACGTTGCGGTCGTCCCGTTCGAGGACGGTCGCGCCATGATTCAGGAGTTCGAACTTGGCGGACAAACAGAACAGCAAGCCCGCTGGATCGCTACGTGCCGCGAGCGAGCGGACCGGGCACTCGGGATGGACGAAGCGCTGCGTGGAGCGGTATCTGGAGCTGGTACGGCAACGGAACACACCATCGCATCTGAGGCAGCGAACACTCGCATTGCGTACATTAAACAGGCGTTCACGGACTCAGTGACCGCGCTGCTGGAGAAGGTCGCCTTCTACATGTACCACGATGATCGCATCGTGTTCCCGCTTGGCAGCGAGACTGCGCGAGAGATGGGCCTGCCTCCCGACGCAGCGCCCTACTTCGAAGGCGGTGGTCATGACGGCGAGGCCGGTTATGGCTTCGAAGACCTAGAGCTAGAGATCGAGCCGTACAGCATGGAGCGCGCTACAGAGGGCATGGCACAGAAGCGCGCGATGGAGACGCACTCGCTGATCCTGAACACGCTGCCAGCTATGCAGCAGTTCCCTGACTACCCGTGGCTTGACCACTTCCAGAAGATTGGCAACGCGATGAACGCGCCCGATCTGCCGGAGCTTGTGCGTCCCGAGTTCCTGACGCGTCTTGCCCAAGACCTGCAGCGCATGCAGCAGGCTCAGGCGCAAGTTGCGCTCAAGAGCGCTACGCCGATGATGCAGGCTCAGGCCGGACAGCCTGGAAAGCCGGTGCAAACCAAGCAGCCCAGCAAGGAACTGCCCAACGCGGGGCAGCAGATGAGCCGCATGCTAGGCGCCATGCAGCAGCAGGCGCCGACTGGCCCCCCGCAAGGAGGTACAAGTGGCGCGTAGGAAAAGTAAGATGCCGTCGCGCAAGAAGTCGGCGGGCAACTTTCGATCAACAGAGGCCGGTGCTGGCATGACAGCCGCAGGCGTCAAGAAGTACCGCGCTGCTAATCCAGGCAGCAAGCTGAGCACGGCTGTCACTGAGAAGAATCCTGGCCCGAAGCGGGCGAAACGGCGTGCTAACTTCTGCTCACGCAGTCGCAGCTGGAAAGGCGAGCGTGGGAAAGCCGCTCGCAGGCGCTGGAGGTGCTGATGGCGAACTCGGAGTACCGCAAGTACCACGCGAGCACCAAGATGAAGAAAGAGCGTGCTCAGCGGAACCGCAACAGGCGGGTCATGGAGCGCGCTGGCCGCGTCAAAAAAGGCGATGGCCGAGAAGTTGACCACAAAAAGCCCATGTCGAAGGGCGGTGGCAACGGAAGGAAGAACCTGCGGGTCGTGTCCC